ACGGGACGTTCGAGCAGGCGTGGACGACCGGCGACTACCAGCTGCTCTGCGCCGACGGAACCCCCAACGTCAACGCCGGCCCCCAACCCCGCCCCTACACCCAGATCAAAGCGGTCGGGGGGCTGCTGTTCCCCTACCCGAGTTTTGGCGGCGCCCGCGCCAACCTCGTCGAGGTCACCGGGACGTGGGGCTGGCCGGCCGTGCCCGACGACATCCGCGAGGCCTGCGAGATCGCCGCCGCCGAACTGTTCGCGCTGAAGGACACCAAGTTCGGTGTGTTCGGCGTCGCTGACCTGGGCATCTCGCGGGTCCGCACCAACGGCAAGTACCAGGAGCTTGTCGGCCCCTACAAGAAGCTGCTGTCGTTCGCATGAGCGACGACCTCCAAGATCCCATGAGCGTGCTCGCAGAGGGTGCCGCGCAGATACACGAGATGTTCCTGTCGTACCAAGAGGCCGGATTCACTGAACAGCAGGCCCTCTATCTCGTCGGCTGTGCGATAAAGGCCATGCTTGCGCCACCGGCGGCAGGTGGCGGCTGATGCCCACGATCGCTGCGACCCTGACGGCCACCGCTGAGAAGACATTTCGCATGGTCGCGCAGCACTTCAGTGAATGGCGCCATGATCCATGCGCTGCTGATGGCTGCGGCCAGATTGTTCGGGTTCGCAAGGGAACGCATCGCACCAGTGCACGCTGTCCCACCCATGATGCGATGTATTTGCAGGACCAGCGGGCCAAGCAGCGCGATCGGAAACGGCGCTATCGAAAGAATCGCGAGATCCCCTGATGGCCACGATCGCTGCGACCCTCGACGCGCTGGCCGCCAAGCTGGCCACCGTCCCGACCCCCGACGGCAGCGCCACCCTGAACGTGCAAGACACGGTTCCCGGGCAGGTCACGCCCCCCGCGGCGGTGCTGTGGGTGGACTCGATCACCTACGCGACCAGCCAGGCCAGCATGTCCCACGACCTGACCGTCGCGGTCCTGCTGCTCGTCAGCGACGCCAGCAGCGAGGACGGCCAGGAATTGCTGACCGCCTACCTCGAGCCCACCGGCACCTCGAGCGTGTACGCGGCGCTGGACGCCGACCCCGACCTCGGGCAGGCCGGCCTCATCACCCTGGTCACCGCCGTGCCGGAAGGGCAGGCCGGCCGGGTCCAGTACGGCGGGGTCGAGTACCAGGGCGCCCGGCTCAACGTCGGGGTGATGCTCGGGTGAAGCGTGTCCTGGTGGTGCATCCGGGGCCCAACTTCAGTGTTGCGGACGTCCACACTGGTTGGATCGAGGCGCTCCGCGAGCTTGGCCTGATGGTGTTCCCGTACAACCTCGACGACCGGTTGGCCTTCTATGACAGCACCTACCTGCCCGATGGGGAAGGCGGCTACCGCAAGGCCCTGTCCGACGACCAGGCGATCGGGATGGCCACCAACGGCATCGCCGCGGCGCTGTTCAAGATCCGCCCCCACATCCTGTTGTCGGTCAGTTCGTTCTTCGTCGACTTCGAGCTGCTCAAGCATGCGATGCGGACCGGCACCCAAGTTGTCCTGCTGCACACCGAAAGCCCGTACGAGGACGACCGGCAGCTCGGCCTCGCCCCGCACGCGACCCTGAACCTCCTGAACGACCCGACCAACATCGACCGGTTCCGTTCTCTCGGCCCCACCGACTACATCCCGCACGCCTACCGGCCGAGCCTGCACACGCCCGGCCCGCCGGTGCCAGAATTGGCGTGTGACCTGGCGTTCGTCGGCACCGGCTACCCATCGCGGCAGGCGTTCTTCGAGGCGATGGACCTCGAGGGGCTGGAGGTGCGGCTGGGCGGCAACTGGATGCGCCTGCCGGAGGACTCGCCGCTTCGGAAGCACGTGATGCACGACATCGACGAGTGCATGGACAACGAAGACGTCGTCCCCCTCTATCGGTCGGCGAAGGTCGGCATCAACCTGTACCGCCGCGAAGCCGCCCACCCCGAACTCCAGCAGGGCTGGGCCATGGGACCCCGCGAGGTCGAGATGGCCGCGTGCGGGCTGTTCTTCCTGCGCGACCCACGCGGGGAAGGCGACGAGGTTCTCCTGCTGCCCACCTTCACCGACCCGGACGACGCCTCGGACAAGGTGCGGTGGTTCCTCGCCCACGACGGGGTCCGCGAGGCGATGGCCGGCAAGGCACGCGAAGCCGTCGCCGATCGGACGTTCACCAACCACGCGAAGCGGCTGATGGAGCTGCTCGACCGGAAGGAGCAGTAAGCTATGCCTAGGTCACATGGCCGGTTCGGCCGTGTCTATATGAATCTGACCTCGGCCGGGACCGCCGAACCGATCGCGTTCGTGCGGACCTGGGCATTCAACGCCGCCAGCGACAAGGTCGACGTTACCGCGTTGACCGACCCCGCCAAGATCTACGTCGCCGGCCTCCCCGACGGGTCGGGCGAGTTGTCGTTCTGGTACGACGACGCGACCGTCCAGACTTACACCGCCGCCGCCGACGGGATCGCCAGGAAGTTCTACCTGTACCCAACAGCTGCGACCGCGCAGTACTTCTGGGGCACGGTGTTCCCTGACTTCAACGTCTCGGGCGCGGTCGACGGTGCCGTCGAGGGCACTGCCTCTTGGTCGGCGGCGAGCCCGATCGCCAAGGTCGGCTAGCAGGAATAGGCGCGGCCCCCCAGTTCGGGGGGCCGCTTGCCGGGCCAACCGAGGACCCGACCCTTGCGGGGCCGATTCCGGCGGGCCCGTGGTCCGACTAGAACTTCCAGATTCCGATCGGGGCGCCCTCGAGGTTCGGCGCATAGACGATCTGGCCATGGCGGCTTGGCACATCGAAGACGAGCGTGCCGGAGACATGCTCACCCTTGTTGAGCGTCGCGGACTCCAGGGTCGGCCCCCACTCGCTGGAATAGGTGGAGTCTTCCGTCTTAAAGCCGTTCGGGCTCTTGATGTAGAAGTCGAATGGGTTCACGTCGAGTCCGCCGCCGGTGCCGGTTGCCTTGACGTTCAAGATGACGAACCAGCCACGCTCCGGCTTGCTGCCGTAATCGACTGGCTCACGAGTAGCTGCCCTGACCTTCGTCACGGTGATGTCAGCAGAGCCCTCGGCGGGGTCGGCAAATCCGCTGGTGTCGGCGGACTGCGACACCGAAAGCGTCTCGCCGACCTTGAGGATCTGTGGCCCGGATGTCGCCGGCTCGGTCACGTCCGGTGCCTCGGTCGCCTCGGTCGCCTCGGACTGAGCCGCCGACGTCACTGCGGAAGTGCTGGTCTCGTCGCCACCGGTCAGTGCGTTACTGACACCGCCGATGACGAACAGGCCGACGATCACCAGCAGGATGATCTGGCCGGTGCTGCGCTTCTTGCGGGGCGGGGTGGGTGGCGTCTGGCCCCACTGGGGCTGCGATGTGGGTGGTGGCTGCGGGGGTGGTCCCCAGGTCTGACTCATCGGGATCTTCCTCTCGGTTAGGTGTCCCGTGTCCTGAGTATGCGCCTCTTCCGGGCTGGCCGATAGGTGAAAAGGGTCACGTTTAGGGAGTCATTGTGCAGGTCACAGTGCGCGACTCGGCCGATCTGCGAGCGATGAGTAAGCAATTCCGGCAGATCGCCGACGGCAAGCAACTCGCCAAGCAACTCCGCACGGGGATCCGCGACGCGCTCAAACCGATCCTCGCGCAGGTGAAGGCCGCCTACCGTGCGGGTCCCTCGAAAGGCCGCAGCCACGAGGGTCCGGACCTGCGGGTGCTGCTGGCGCGAGCCGCGCGGATCGAGGTCCGCACCACCGGGAAGCTGGCTGGTGCGCGGCTGCGGGTCGACGGCCGCAAGATGCCCGATCAGATGAAGTCCCTCCCGGCGATGTGGGAGGGGTTAGTCCGCTGGCGCCACCCCGTCTTCGGCGACCGCGAAACGTGGGTGCAGCAGGACAGCCACCCGACCTTCTACCGGATCGTGACCCCGCAGGAAGACCGGGTCGGCCGCGCCATCGACCAGGTCCTCGACGACATCCGAGACAAGCTGGAGAGAGGGCTATGACCGAGAACGGCCAGGTATCCAAGCTCAGCATCGACCCGAGGCTGCTCACCCCCGACGATATGGACCGCGCCGAAGTCGCGTTGGCCGAGTGGCTGGACGGTCGCGATCCCTACGACATGCTCGACGAACGCAAGACCGCGGTGCCGCTCACCATCTGGTGCCTGTTCTCCCGCAATGACCCGTCATTCACGTGGGAGCAGGCGCGGCATACGCCGTTCCTCGGCGACTTCGAGCCGGCCAGCCCTCCTCAGATCCCGCCGCCCGACGCGAGTGGTTCTTCGCGCGGGAGGAACGGCGGGAACGCCTCCAGGAAGCAGCCGGCCGAGCCCGCCGCCGAGCCCGCATCTGCGCCCACTTCGCCTTGACCCGCGAGGAATACAACGCGATGACCTTCGAGGACATCGACGGCTGGGAAGCCGTGATGGACGGCCGCGTCGATGGCTAGGTCCGTCAAGTGGGACCTGGTCGCTGACCCGACCCGGTACGGCCGCGGGTTCCGCGAGGCCGACCGGGTCAACGACCGGTTCGCCCGCTCGACTAAGCGGCATTTCCAGCGCGGCGGTGATGACGCCGGCCAGCAGTTCGGCTTGCGCTTCAACAAGCGCCTTGGCCACGGCTTTTCCGCGTCGACCAGGATCGCGAAGCTCGCCGCCGGCGGGATCGCCACAGCATTCGCCGCGGTCCAGATCGGTGGGTTCCTGAAGGGCGCGATCGACGAGGCCAGGGAGGCCGCGAAGGTCACCCGGCAGACCAACGCCGTCATCAAGGCGACCGGCGGGGTCGCCAGGGTCAGCGCCGCCGATGTCGGCAAGCTGGCCGATGCGCTGTCGCGGAAGGTCGGCGTCGATGACGAGATCATCCAGGCCGGCGCGAACATGCTGCTGACCTTCAAGGGCGTCCGCAACGAGGTCGGCCGCAACAACGACATCTTTAACCAGGCCAGTTCGGCGATCCTGGACATGACCGCCGCGCTGCACCAGGGCGAGATCAGCCAGCAGGGCCTGGAGAAGGCGACCATCCAGGTCGGGAAGGCCTTGAACGACCCGATCAAGGGCATCGCCGCGCTTACCCGCGTAGGGGTCACGTTCACGCAGGGCCA